CCACGAATGCCTGAACACCTACAACTGTTCATCAAAAGAATCGAGCGCAATGATCGTTATATTGCAGAACTCGAACAAGAGGTTATCCAGTTTCTTGCGGAAGTGGATGACAAAGTTAAAAAACTCAATGAAATTAAGGTGTAAATATGGAACAGCGTGACAACTCAGGTGTCTTGTTTAAGAACGACAAGAAGGAAACAAGCAACCATCCTGATTACAAAGGGAATGTGCGTGTGAATGGTCAGGAATACTGGCTCTCAGCATGGATTAAAGAAGGCAAGAACGGCAAGTTCATGGGTCTGGCTCTCAGCCCTAAAGAAGAACAAGGACAAGCACCACAAGCTAAGGCCAAGCCTAAAGCTGGCTTTGATGACTTGGATTCCGATATCCCTTTTTGATGTGACTAAATGGGGAAAACGTAAGTGAGTACCCGCTAACTTAACAGGAGTGAATGATGAGTAAATTAGACGATATACATTTTGGCGGTGGCGTTAAGAAGTTCTTTGACTTGCCTATCTTTGGTCGGGCAAGAGCTTCAGACCCAATTACCAGCTTTGAAGCAGCAGATTCAGCTAAAGACTTGGCATCCAAGCACTTTGGCATCATTGTGGACTGTTTAAAGGCTCATGGTGCGCTTGGTAAGGATGGAATAGCCCAACATAGCGGCTTAGACTCAAATCAGGTTGCAAGACGTTTAAACGAGTTGTCCAATATGGACTTAATTGAGTTGACAGGACGCACAGTCAAGTCAAAATCAGGACGTAACGAACGTGAATGGAAGGTCAAGGGTGCTGAGTAATGTCATCAACATCTTGCTTATCCTAGCAATAGGAGGAGCAGTGACGCTACTAGCTGTAGTCGCCCTGCTCTTCTTCCTAGACGATTAGGCCATCAATACGTCAATGGCTTGCTGAGTACGAGCAATCCTATCGTCAATGCCATGTGTTCCACCATTGATGCGCTTGGTCAAGGTGGTCATATCATTGGAGTCGGCATACTGATTCAGTTTGTTCTTATCCCAGAACCAACCAGCACTCAGGGCAGCAAACTTGGGACTAGACACTTGGTCAGGGTCACCCACCAAATCAGCACCTAAAGCCTCTCCACAAGCCTCATAGTTGTCCTTGCCTGTCAATTGGATAAGGCCACGACCACGGTACTTAAAGCCTTCACCAGAAGCCTCATCTCCATTACCCATGCGATCAGCATAGACCTTATTGGCAATCTTTTCAGGATTGCGATGGTAAGGCTGTGCAACATCCAATGAAGGGAAGCGTTTAGGCCAAACTTTAGTCAAACCTTCAGCAGAATAGTTCAAGTTTTCCTTGAGGGCAGTGAATCCAGCACTTTCATGAGCGCATTGGCCCAAGAAACAAGCCTGTCTCTCAGGAGTAGAAATGTCAAAACGATCAAAAGTTTCATTGATTGCATCAATCCACTCCTCTGCTTTGGCTGGTGACATCTTCAAGGCTTGCGCCAACTGTTCTGCATTCATGGGTTTCCTTTCAGGGTTTGGTAAACAGCGTTATATGCATCTATGCACGAATTCAATTGTCTGATGGCTTTGTCTCCATCGTCTGTGATGGCGATAAGAGTTTTAGCAGTCTCTCTGTCAAGTTCGGCGTTTGTTTGAATGCTATCTCTGGGGGCAATGGGGGCATCTGAGGAGGTTTGTAAGGGGCAGATGGGGGCTTTGACAGGAATCCGCAACTTGAGAGCGCCAGAGTCGATGTCAGTATTACGCTTTTGAGATAAAACTTTTGCATTTTGTTCAGCTTTCACCAATTGAGTTGCTTGAGTCTGGACAGCAGTTACCAGTGCTTGTTCCTTCTGCCTAGCCTCATCGTTTAAACGAGCTATCTCAGCCTGTTGCTTCAAATACTCGTCAATTCCACCCTTGTAGTAACCAAAGCCAAATGATGCCGCTAACGACAACAAGAAGCCAATCCAAACAGCAGGGTTAAATAGACTCATTCCTTGGCTTCCAGCTTAGGCTCAGGGTCGTTGTCAGTGGCTTCAGCCTTGGCAGTAGCAGTAGCCACAGCAGACACAGCCTTACGACCAGCAACACCACCCAAGACACCAGTGCAAAGCAACATGATGTCGTTCAGCATCTTGGTGTAAACCTTGTCAATGGGAGCCATGCCAACCATAGGCTGAGTTACAAATGTCACAGAGTAGATGAAGCTGAAGCACGAACCAATCAGAATCAGTGCAATCACCACAATGACAAAAGCCCACACGCGAGCCTCAATCTCCTCTGGTGACAGTCTTGTATTAGGTTTGTATCCAATGGTTGCCATTATTTGCTCTCCTTTTCTGGTTTAACTAACATCTCTGGACAAGTACCAGTAGCAGTACACACTGGAGGCATACACTCTGGGTCACTCCAATTCTTGGGGTCTTGACACTTGTAACGATAACGGTCTTCGCACCCTGTCAAAAACAGGATTGTCGCTAATAGCATCAGGCTCTTTACGGTCTTTGTCACGCTCTTTCCTTTCAATGCGTTGTTCAATCTTCTCTAACTTCTTCAAAGCACGTTTTGTATCATTCTTTGCCTCCAAGATGTCTATATAGAGCATCGCTCCCAAAGGAAGCATCAAGGCAAGCAAAACACAAGCAGCAATCCATCCCATCACACTTTCCCCCAACGATTCACGAGGAGAAACCACAGCCACAGGTAGAGGAGGAATATAGTAGTCGCCGCTAGGTACGCTAGTTTTAGCTGGAAGTTTCTTTCTTCCTCCTTGCGTTGCCATACTTCTTGCCTCTTCTTAGCCTCTTGTTTCAGTCTTGCTTGATCTTGTTCCTCCTGAATGACCTCTTTCATGTCAAAAACTGAACTGTACAAAGCACCCATCTCAGGTGGACTCTGGTAGACCATTGTTTCCCTGATCTGGACAACAAGCCTGTCCATTTCTTGTTGGGCCATCACTCTTTTGAGTGCCGCCTCCATGTGGTTTTGATCTGGGTCGTAGACTGTTCTAGACTTTTCTTCTTCTTCTCGTATGTGTGCAGCAAGTTGTTCTTGAAGTTTGAAGAACTCAGTGAGGTTCTTAACAATGTCCACTTTGACTTGAGTTTCGTCAACAGCAACATAAGCTGACTTTTTAGCCTTGGCAACAGGTTTGACAGCTTTAGGCTTAGGCTTGCTACCAAAGAACGCAAGAAGCTGATTCCAGAACCCATGAACCTCTTTGCCAATGGCAATGACTTCATCAGCAGTAGCTTTGATCTCGACAAAAGACTCTTTAGCTTGCTTGTATAGCTCACAGCCAGCTTGGATGTTTTTGACCAAGCCAGCCGCAAGTAGACAAATACTGATTGGGTCAATTTTGTGTCCTTATTGAACAGACAGTTGAAGTTTGTTTCGCTGTGCTTCACGCAATAAAGCCTGAATGTCTCCAGTAATGCCTTGCATGGCAGTTTGATCTCCAGCAGCTTGAGCCGCATTTGACCTTTGCAACAATGTATTCAACTCTTGGTTATAAATACCTTGTCGCATTGGTATGTTGCTATTGATATCGACCTTTGGCGACGATGGAACTTGATTCGCGCTATCAAGCGGCAGACTGAGTTCAGGAGGAATATTCCATTCCTCTTGTTGTGCTGGAATAGATTGCTCAGGCTTTCCAAATGTTGACATTGGACTAGGATTTGGCGCAATATCAGCTTCAGTAATACTGAACTCTGGAGGAGTAACAATATCCATAAATTGATCTGATTGTTCTGGCAATTCATTTGATACAACACTGCCAGTCAACAAAGGTCTAAAGTCATCAAGTGTTTTTGCAGACAACATGACTGATCGACCAACACCTGTATCAAAAGCTGATCTAGATATAGATTCCAAAACCCTATTTACAGGGGTAGCCATTACAGCAGCACCAATCGGGCCACCAACAGCTTGTCCAGTTGCCATACGTAACATCTGAGTACCAGTTTCATCCAAACCCATTCCACTTGAATTTCTAGTGAGAGCTTGAGAAAGATAACTAAATTTATTCAGCAAAGTATCAAGATTTTCATCTACGAACGGTTGCAAGTTTTGTTTTCTTGATTGCAAGAATGTAGAAAACTTTATTGGATCAAAATTACCAGCGGCATCAGTTGACTCTTGTCTAGCAGTGTTAAAAGTATATGCAGCCACATCTTGCTTGACATCTGGTGGCAACACTTTTGAGATCAATGATGATGCACGTTTTGCACCTTCTTGACCAGTAGTTTCTGATGAAACAATTTTTCCTGCCAATTTTGCTATATCAGTTTTAAGTTCGCCTGAATTTGGATCACGAATCATAGAAACAGCCATGTCAGCATCACGCAAAGGCACAACATTGTCACGCCAGTTATTTCTAGCTTTTGTCCATGCTTCCGCAATATTTTCGTTTTGTGCTGCTTGTGTTCCCCATGTATCAATGTCTTTGTCCATTGCTTCAATGACATCTCCAATCTTGATAGCAGATTGACTGCCTAACTTATTTTGTTGTTTGGCAGATTGCAAAGCATCAATCAGTGCTTCTCTGGTTTTTCTAACTTCAGAGAATGTTAACTCTGGCATACCTTTAATTTCTTTAATTATTGGCTGTCCAGATGCATCAACTAATAAACCCGCTGGTTGTTTCACTTCTTCTTTAGCTAATTTACCAGCCATAGAGTTTAGTTTTGCCTCTAATGATGGAGACTCTAATTTCTTAAACAAATCAGGATAGTCATTAATAATCTCACTGACCTTTGAACGTGTTTCAACTGGATCAATTTTTGTTAGACCATTTTGTTTGGCAAGTACATCAACATCATCAAACAACTTTCCACCTGCTGTGGTTGCATTTTTATAGTTTGTTTGGATAGCTGTTGCAATATTTTCACCAGCTTTACCAGTGTATTGAACACCACCAGTAACCTTTTCCTCAACTACATTACTTGCCTTTTGCAGTTCATTTACATTAGATTTCAATTTTTTAACAACGCCACCTCCTCTAGACTTGCTAACTGCTTCAGCCGCCCTAGTAACCTCACTACCAGTAAAGTCACCAAGTAACTGAGGCGTAACACCCAATGAAGCAGAAGCCTTTTTTACAGAATCAATATTTGATTTAAAGTCAAA